TCTTGCGATAGCAAGGTGAGAAGTGCTCACGGCGACAGGAGAAAAAATGTCACACGCAACAGAACTCAACAAGATTGACCTAGAAATCTTCCGTTCAACTTGTGCAAATTGCTATAAAGAGACACGCAACCGCGTACACGTTGGAAGAATTGAAGGGTTTATTTTCTGCTCACAAGAGTGTGCACTAGACGCGATGAAGAGAAGAGGGGGCAAATAAGTAGAGAATAATTTTGTGATATAAATCACCGCCCCGCACCCTTGACAGGGGGCGCAGAGTGCGAGACTCTAGCGGGGCACGGGTAGCAGATTGCTACCAAGCACGACAGGAGGGCAAGATATGAGTTACCAAATCAAGCAGGATATGCGGGCAGAAATAACTCAAGCGATTGAAAACGCGGGTTATGACTTGGACGATATTCGCGACAATGCGGGCGAATGGATAGACGGGTATCTGCCCGTTTACTACAACAAAATTGTGCAAGAGTGGCAGGAAATGCCTAGCGAATACAACGACAGGGGCGCGGCAGAGTTGGGACATATGGAGGAAACTACTATCTACGGCTTGATGAGTCTAGACCTCTATGTCTACTACAGCGAACTATTTCAAGAGGTATTAAACGAGATTGAAGAGGGCGAATAATGAAAGCCAAGTGCACAGAATGCGCGAGAGTTTTTGACCTACTAGACGAGACAGACGCGGAGGAATGGTACAGCGGGCACGATTGCGAAGTGTGAGGTAACTCACAGCCCTAAACTCTTGACAGAGGGCGCGTGTTCGCGACACGATTAGGGCACTAGGTTAGCGAATGCCTAACCTTGCAAGACTAGACGGGAGACCTAGAAATGCCGAAATTACAGGATTACGAATTAGAAGACCTTTATAAAGATTTCCTAGATGAGTGTTACCCGCCCGTTCAGGTTGCAGGCTACGAGTACGAGACCTCTCGCGCCCTGTATGAGTTAGACCCTATCGCCTATCGCACGGGGTTTAATGATTGGCTCGACGGGCTAGACAATTGCGAGGACTGTGACCATAACCCTATCGAATGCGAATGCGAGGCGGGCGAATGAGGGCGAATACTTTCAACGTCGAGGAGACCTTTAAGGCTATGGATAGGGAGGCGGGGCGTAAGCCTAAGCCCGCCACAATATCGGGAGATTATGAAATCGAGGCTACGGGTATGGGTGAATGGTTTGCCTATCGCTACGAGTTCAAGGTAAACGAGAGACCTACTTTCGGGTATGCCTCGACTATCGAGGAGGCAAGGGATAACATCATCAAGGCACAGGAGGCGGGCGAATGACGGCAGAGAGAATCGGACACAGCGGGGCGATAGTCATCACCGCGCTAGTCAATTGGGAGGGAGTGCGGTGGTATGAATCCGCAACCTATTACGGCTACACAGTACGAGAGGCGAAGAAGTCTTTCAAGGAATCTTGCGAGAGGTTAAAGTATAGAATCGAGGAGTGACCTATCTCACACCATAAACTATTGACACGCGATAGCACCTTGCAACACAATTAAACCAACCAACTAGACAGGAGAAAAATAAATGAAACAGATGAACCAACGAGACGCGATTCACTACATCGCAACACAGCAAGAGTTCAAGGCGTCCGCCCTATCGGGTCACGCTCACACAGAAGGCACGGGGAGACTTAGCGATAGCCTAGACCGCGAGCGATTTCTTCAAGATGTCGAAGGCATAAATTACGCGGTCTATTCATATGGTACGCCTATCGCGTGGTACACAGAGGGCAACGGGTGGTACGTTGTCGAACAGAAGTTCAGCGTTACCACAAGCAAGCACCAAAACTATGTACGCCGAGCAATAGCAGAAAGTTTGGAGATAGCGGTATGAAACTGACTAAGCGGGGCAAGCGAGTGCGGGCACTCTTAATCTTGGCAAGTATCTGCGCCCTCATCTGGTGGATAGTGACGGGCTTTTGGTGGACAGAAAACGGGATATGTATCGGCACAATGGCACAATGCTTAGGGGATTCACTATGACAACGAAGACCACGACCTGCCACGCATTAGATTGCAAGGAACAGGGTATGCTTGATTGGTTTTACTGTGAACGCCATATGTATTCACTATGCGGTGACCACCTTGTCCCGTACGACGATTGCGGGTGCAGACCTTGATAGTCTTGACACTAGCAGGGCTACCAATTATAGTTCTATGCGTACTTGGAATTCTAAGTACGAAACCAATAGCAGATGAGACAGGAGAATAATATGTGCGGATTATGTGAGAACTCTCAAGCGTTCTTAGTGCTTGAGAATATGAGGGGCGTGTGTGTTCCTTGTATGTTAAAGGTAAAACAATTTTACATCTCAGCACCTAACCCATATCAGACAGGAGAATATAGTGGAAACTATTAACGAGTTGATAAACGAAATCTATGAGAGTAACTACTCTCACCTAGAGTTCGAATCAAATATGGGTGGAGATGATTGCACTTGCAATATCCATACAACATTAAATACAATAGCAAACTATGCAGGAATAAAGACAGGAGAATAACGTGAGCACACAAGAACAGATTGAGAAGGCAGTTACCACAATGGAAGAGGCTATGAAAGCCTTGCGTGAGTTAGGTTTAATCACAGAGGGCGACGAAGATGAGTAACTGGACTGTATGGGTAGGAGGTGGCGAGATAAACTCTTACTACCTTACAAAAATAAAAGCCGAAGAGTTGGCTCAAGTGTGGATAGATAAAGGCTATGATGATGTAGTAATACAGGAGGTCTTACTATGAGTGAGCCAATGTGGTTTCAAGGTGACAGCGTTGCCCTAATGGATAGCAGATACGCAGTGCAAGAAGTCGAGTGCGATTGCGGTAACTTGCAAGAGATAGACGTAGAAGAAGAACACAAGCACGGAGAGACAACGTGGTGGGGTGAGTGGACGTGCACAAATTGCAACGAACACCACGAAAGCGAGGGGTGGTACTAGTGAGCAACGTCTATCGAGTATCGTACAAGGTTGAAGGTATAAGAATCATTGACGTGAAGTTACCCGAAGGGGTGCAACCACCGCAGGGCTTTGCCTTATGGGATTATCCACAGCAGGACGAGTGGCTATGGGAACATCAACTAGGTACGCAGACATTTTTAGAAGATATACACCACGCAGAAGCAGAGAGTGTACTCAAGGTCACACATCTTAGGGCGGTATGAAACTACTCAAGCACGCCTCACTTATATATCTAGTTCTATTCTTTGGTGGAGCAGGAACGCTCATCATTCCCTACTTAATTCTAATTACAGTTCTATACTTGACAGGAGTAATCGGTTGAATAATGATAGAGATTGGCACGCACAAGGGGCTTGTGTTGGACACCCTGACCCTGACCTATGGCACTACACCAACAGCAACTACGCACACGAACAACAGTTGGAGGTCTTGCGTAGCGTTGAAGCGATAGAGGTATGCAATACCTGTCCCGTGAAAATGCAGTGCTTGGAGCAAGGGCTAGAAGATGAGAATATCTTATGGTCTATCGGTGGCAACGGGTCTATATGGGGTGGGTTACTGACATCAGACCGCGCCCTTATGAGGGGCTACAAGCACACACACAATGCAGTACGGCACGAAGGGCGACACGCAAGGAATGTAAAGGCAAAACTTGGTAGACTTGTCAGATGAAAAAGAGAATGATATTCCTCATCTTGCTCTTCATCTTTGCTTGGACATTCCCATTGTCTCACAATGTGGAAGTAAAGGTTAATATAGGTAAGGCTTTACCTAAGCAAGAGGTACGAACTAAGGCTACACCTGAAGAGAAGTACCGCAACAAGGTAATGGCAGCCCGCTACGCTAAGGCAGGGTGGAACTGGGATAAGCAACAGAGGCGGTGTATCTACTCACTCTTTATGAAGGAGAGTAAGTTCGACCACCTAGCCGACAACCCTAGAAGCACAGCCTTTGGTATCGGACAGGTACTTAAGGAGACAAGCAAGCACCCTGACATACAGATACTGAACGCGTATAAATATATCAAGCACCGCTATGATACCCCGTGCAAGGCGTTAGCCTTTCATAAGCGCAACAACTGGTACTGATGTTTGACCTATACAACCTAGAGAATCCTACGCTAGCCTGCATATGTGGTTGTCTTATGTTTGAGATTACTGTGATGTGGGATGAGGATACTAGGGAGGTAGGTTGGTATGATTTACGACAGAGGTGCAAGGAATGTGGGGCAGAGAGCACCGCACCAACACCTATAGACGAGGAGATATAATGGAAGTTCACCTATGCTCTAAGTGTGAGTGGAAATCTTTACTCAGTTTGAACTATGGTTCGCTTGAATGGATGCCACCCTGTCCTAGATGTGGTGCAATACTAGAAGGATTAAGGATAATAAATGCCAACGTATGATTATAAGTGTGACCAATGTGGTGGACAGCAGGAGATTGAAAGAAGTTTTGGTGACAACACCGAGCCAATCTGTTGCCAAACCACAATGAGTAGAGTATGGTCAGCACCAGCAGTAAAGTTTAATGGTACGGGTTTCTACAGCACGGGAGGTTAGAATGAATACAGTACAGAGTTGGAAAGAGATAGTCGAACTACATCACTCAGAGTTGATACAGGATTATCCTGAAGATTTATGGGTTGACCCAGCAGAGGTAAACTACGATAGCAAGGAAGAGCAATGAGATGCAGGCTATGTAATTCAGAGAGCCATCAATTTGAATACGTTGGCTTACGATATATATTAGTACTGCAATGTATCGCTGCTAACCTAGCCACGATTGCGAACAAACTCAAATGACCCACGATGAATTGCTGGCAGATATTAAAGAACAGATTGAAGTCCGAAAAGAATTAGGTCTTGGTGATATTGCTTGGAGTTGGAACGCCCTTCGTGCAGTAGTTGAATTGCACAAACCAAGGACTGATGAATTGGCGTGTATTCGATGTTCAAATTCGCATTTTTGGATTGCCTATCCCTGCCCTACTATTCAGACTATTGAGTCTGCTCTTCAGTAGGTTCGTTGTCTTCATCCTTGTATGGCTTGAAGCCACCAATCTTGTTGATGAGTTTACGGATGGCACGCTTGTGTCGCATACGGGCAGTGTCTTCACTACCTAACTCCATCTCTTCTGCGATAGCACCGAAGTCCATTGCTTCTGCATAGCGCAGGAACAATAACTTCCTATCGTCTTTGCTTAACTTCCAGAATCCGAAGTCAACCTCAATCATCATAGCCATTAGGTTGCCACCTTCATTGGGTGCACTAGGTTTACCTGGTCTGCCAAGGTTTAACTGTGCAGTGATATTGAATTCACCACGCAAGACAGAGGGCAACAGTGCCTCAACCATATCTGCTTCATAGTAGAACAGGTCAGAGGTTTCATACCCACCTGACTTAGCCTTCCAATGCTGGCAGTAATCTAATGCTTGGTTGCGTAGGCTACGATAGATAAGATTCTTTGCATCCTTCTCACCGATTGCTTCCCACTCATTCAACTTATTAGGATGAGTAATGAACCACTGATACAACTCTTGCTTGATATCTTCTAGGTCTATCTCAAACTTGCGGTGGTACTCAGATGCAACAGAGTCGACCACATAATCCCAACGCTCAATGCGTGCCCATTCAATCATACTATCTTAAACCCTTGGTGAGTGTGGATAAATCCAACTAACTTCATCTTGTTGTTCTTGTTAGCGAACTCAGTAGTAGCAGGCAACCACTTCTCTTGCCAGTCTATTTCCTTTAGGTCAAGCAGGGCGAATGCCCAGATACCATCAGGTGTGGAGTTCACATACCAAGGGGCAAGCCCCAACTTAGCAGACTCTTCGAGAAGGAAGTCATACTTCATCTTCTCAATAAGTAGGTTGTCATAGTGTGTACGCCTGCACTTAAGTTCTATAAATAGTTTCTCTGCTTCAGAGATGCAGTCGAAGCCATCATATACTTCGGGGGAGTGGATGAGGTCGGGGAACTTCTCTGCTTTGAGCCAGTCAAAGAGTTCCTGCTCTTTCATTTATCCCACTTTCCTCGCAATACAAGTAAGCCAATTATACCATAGTTTGCTATATCCTTGAAGGAATCCTCAAGTGGTTCGTTCTCTGCGCTCACGTTGCCCTGCTTGGTGAGGTTCACAATGCGGGCTATCTTGTCCCACATACGCACCACTAGCCCATTGGTTGCACCATAGGGTGAGTTGCTAATGTTCTTTGGTCCGTAATCCCTGTGCTTCTTGATGAGCAGGTCGCCCAGTTCCTGCATCACATCTCGTACGTTCAGTTCGAACTCTGCCCAGTCAGTATCGGAA